AGAGGCAATGGTCTATGCGCCAGCAGAATTAAAAGATCTGTATACCAGATTCTTAAAGATGTATGGGCAGATTGAGAGAGAGCAGGCGTGGGCTAGAGCAGAGATGATCAGGAGAGCCAGGCTTGCAAGATGGCGTAAAGAACAACAAGAGATCAGGCAGATTGAGATGACAACTGGAGCAATTGCAGTCATGTTCATATCATTATTTTTTGGGTGGTTTATGTGGGCAATACAAAACTTGTCTGGTGGATTTTGATGAGCGTCACGCTGTGCATTGTCGTGGGCGCTACGTCAATTGCATACGTTGAAACTCTCTACATGAAAGCCCAACTAAAAAAAGAGATCAAAGAATTGCGTAAGTTAAAACAGGAATTGAAAGAATCTAAATGAGATATCTACTGTTATTACTGCTGCTGCTCACGGCCTGCGATGACCGATATCGGTACTTCTGCCAAGACCCAAAGAACTTTGTGGCCAAGCGCTGCCAGCGTCCTGATTGCCAATTCACCCAAGACTGTCCAGATTATTTAGTAGCACCTATATTGGAGAAACAAGTTGTCCAACCATCCCAAGTTCCAAGTCAATCGTCTTCTGACCCAGGAAGAAATTGAGATAAGGGTCTGGGCCTTTGTGGTCCTGATCGTTACCTTTATTCTTGCTGGCATCGTCATGTTCATGTTGTACAGCCTGGCCTTTGTAGTGCAGCCAATCAAGTCTATGGCGCCCATTGACCAGGCGTTTGCCAAGATGCTCAACGACATAGTGTTATTGATAGTCGGTGGCATCGGTGGCGTGATGTCTCGCAAGGGTGTGCAGACCGTGGCTGAAAAGATGTCAGCTGCTACACCATCATCTACCCCGCCTGCTCCAGCTGCAGCGCCAGCAACGTCTACCTGGACAGCACCAGCTGGTGGCCTGCCTGCCTGGGTGAACCCAGCGCTTGATGAGGAATGGAGAGCGCCACCTCCACCGACTACACCACCTGACTACGTTGATCCAGCTAAAGAAGAGATCGCACAGGAACGTGCAGCAGCGAGGTCTGAAACATGATCCCAAACCCATGGCTAATTATTGGAGCCATTGTCATGGCCATCAGTGTGTACTTCTACGGCCACCACAAAGGTTGGGCAGAGCGTGACCAGGAGATGCAAACAGAGATCGCTGCCAAGAATGAAGAGGCTCGAACTAAAGAGCAAGAGCTAACCAAACAACTCAACGACAACTCAACCAAGTTACAGGAGGCCAACAATGCCATCACTGAAAAACAGTCTTCTCTTAATAAGCTCATTCGCTCTAGTAGCCTGCGCCTCCAAACCACAGGTTGCGTACAAGCCAGTGCAAGTACCACCGCTGCCAGCGGAAATAGCAACCAAGCGGGAAGTGAATCTGACCGAGAGACTCTCGCAGCTATTGCAGAGATCATTGCCCAAGGAGACAGGAACACAGCCCAGCTCAACGCCTGCATCGACAGTTACAACAAAGTAATGGAGGCCGTGAATGTTAAACGCTGAGAAACTAGCCAAGCTGCACATCAGTGCTGAGTGGGTTGACCCACTTAATGAAACCTTTGAGCGCTTTGGAATTTTTAGCCAGAATCAGCAGGCTACATTCATTGGCCAGTGTGGCCATGAGTGTGGGAACTTCAGAATCCTGGAAGAGAATCTAAATTACAAAGCTGTAACGCTAATGAAGTTGTGGCCCAAGAGATTTCCCACATTGGAGGTGGCCAATGGCTACGCTGGAAACCCTAAGAAAATTGCAAATCAAGTCTATTCTTCTCGCATGGGTAACCGTGACGAAAATAGTGGTGACGGTTATCGCTTTAGGGGTAGGGGTTGTATTCAGCTTACTGGTCACTCTAATTATTTCCACGCTGGTAAAGCGCTGGGCGTGGATTTTGTTATGGACCCTGATCTTGTTGGCACTCCTAAATATGCTGCCCTTACAGCTGGATGGTTTTGGTCTACCCACAAGCTCAATGCTCCAGCGGATGCCCTTGACCATGCCAAGGTAACTAAGATTATTAATGGCGGGACAATAGGCCTGGAGGATCGCATCAAGCACACCCAGCAGGCCTTGTTAGTCCTGGCCTAAGTGGCAGCACCAAGCGCAGCAATGCGCTGTTGATGACCAGCAATGTGGCGCACACGTTTGGCTGTATCTACCTTGTTTAAGGTGTCAGCATTGGCCTCACGTAACTCACGTAACTTAGTCATGCGCTCACGTGGCTTGATCTTCTGACTGGATGCTATCTTCTCGCAGAAGATCTCATACGCATCTTGCCACTCCTCTAGTGTGGCGTGAGTGCTATGCGGTGAATCTTTGCCAGGCAAGACAATAGCAAACTCACTAGCTGGTGCTGGCGCTGGTGGCTCGATGGCCAGCTCTTCAAACGGTGGGTGATCAACGATCTCTACTTCACCAGTCTCTACATCTGGCGCAGTGAACTCTAAAGCTGGTGCTGGTGCTGGCGCCTGCAATGCATCGAGTGGGTTGCGTGGCGTGATGTCTTTAGGTGGGCGCTTAGTCTCCTCTGGATAGTCTTGCGCCTCTTCTGTGCTGATCAATCCCTTTAACACGTCTGGATAGGCATCACGCAGAGCAAAGCCCCTGGCTCTCATCTGCAGCATTCGCTTGGGGTAGGCCTGCCATGGACCCTGCTTGCCCCACAGGCCAGCACGTTTAGCATCTTCTACAGAGAAACGCACGGTGACTGGCGCCCTGCCCTTGCGCCTGGCCACACACACAGCCACTGGGTTTGGCGTACCCTCATCTTCAATGCTTTCCTCTACGCCCTCACACACTGGGCTGGCCTGCACCAGTGCCATCATGGCGTCACCGTACACACTAGGCTTGCCATTGATCACAGCAATGTTCTGCAGCGCTTGCATAGGGGCTAGACCCATCTCCATGCCCCACTGGATACAGACCATGATGTCCTGGGGCTTTCCCATGTACTGCTTGGGAACCATGTTGCTGTTGGCCAGCATCTCGCTGAACTGTATGGCCTCGGTGACCGTAACTGGCGCAAAGCCCTGGCGATTAGTAAGACTACTCATTTAGATTCCTTGATTGTTAAAGTTGACTGGCGTATGGAGTAAGCCTCTTTGGCTGGCACGATCTTCTCTGGCTGCGCTTTGTAGCTGCGAGTTGGCCAGCTAATGGTGTAGCCACCAGCAATGCCCTTGGTTGACTTGCCCATCAACTCTTTGATGCCATCTTCATCTGCAGCAATTGACTGCTCTAGAATTTTTAGCTGCAGTTTGTTATCCATGATGCGTTGCGCCAGTTCGGTGGCCTCGGCATCTAGCAAGACGGTGTCCTCTACCACTGGATAGGCGCCACGTGCATCTGGCCACTTCTCGCCTGCCTGCGGTGGGTAGTAGTCTATTGAGCCAGTTGCTTTAAAGTTATCCAGACGAGCTTGGAAGTTTATAGATACTTTGACAATAGTATCCAGCGTGGCCTGGTGCGGTGCAAAGATAAATAAGCGCAGCTGAGTGCCTTTGTAGAGTGTGGCCAGCACACCCCACTTGGCCTGCATGATATCCATCTGAGCCTGCAGCTGGATGGGACCACGCCACAGAGGTGGCGTATCTTCTGGCTCCATGGCGGTGAGCTTGGCCTCTAACACACCAACTCCATCGAGGGTGATCGAGTCCTGGCCGACAACATAGATGCCATTGTCTGGATCGCTGACGATAACCTGGCCACGGCCTTGGGCGCTGCCATCGAGGCTGCAGCACAGTGGCAGCATGATGTGAAAGAACGGTTTGTCGTGATCAATAACCACGTCTGTTAGCAGCAGGCGCTTGGCTGCCTCACGCAAGATCAAAGGCTCCAGTTGGTTGCCCCAGTCCATGGATTCATTGCCGATGTCTGGGCGCTCTTTGCCCTGGATGGCATTGATTGACATTTCCAATTCGTCATTGGGCGTGTTGTACTTAGACATACCCATGACTGAAGATAGGCGGGATGCTGACAGCATGGTGTCAGGCGTGACTTTGTTGACCATTGAAGGACTCCTTGAGTTGATAGATGCGGATGATGCGAGCGTGAGCCTGCGGGTGGGTGGCCTCGGTAAAACCTACGGCCTTAAACTGCTTGCCTTTGAAGACAGCGCCCAGTACTGATGGGTGCATCTCTGCAGGCAGAGCAAGATTTTGTCGGATGTCATTGATGCTGACGCTGCCTTGTGCCTGGCAGATCTGTACGGCCAGCGCTCTCGCACGTGCCAGGAAGGTTGCATCACGCTGCTCAAATAGATTAAGCTGGGCGTCACGTATGGTTTGTCCTACGGTCATGCTTGCCCCTTACTGAGTGAGCCAGACAACAAGCAAGGCCACGACACCAAGCACATAGATAGCTTTGTCGTAAGGCATTACAAGCAATTTAACTGGGGAATTTATCAATGAATCCTGAATGCGTAATTCATCGAGCGACATAGTGTGGCGTTTGGCAGGCTCATACCGTGAGCCTATGGCCACTTTGCCAGTGTTGTACGGTGTGGTCTTACGCATGGCTAAACTCCTTGAGGTTGATGTTGAGACGTTTGATAAGGGCGTTGACCTGGCTGGCTGCCCACTCGGTGTTACCACGTGGGGTTTGAACGCCACGAGTAGACAACTCTGCAGCCAGGTTACGCAAGGTGCTGGCGCCTGAGATAGCAATCACATCACGCAGGGTTGGGGCGATGCGGTCTGCATAGCTGTTAGCACGTGCCTGGATGGCAGCATTGCCTGCTGCAGAGCCGATCTCTGGTGTTGGGCAACCCAGTACTATCCCACGTGCTTTGGCTGCTTGCAAGGCCTGTTTAGTGCGCTTGCTGATCTCTTCACGCTCATGCTGTGCAACTACTGCACGTACACCGAACTCAAGAGTGCCAGCATTGGGCATATCAGCTGCGATGATGTCCACGCCAGCCTTGCGTAAGGTCAACAGGAATGCTGCATCACGTGAGAGGCGGTCAATCTTGGCGATCAGGATCGCAGCGTTGTTGCGTCTGCAGAGATCGAGTGCAAGCTCCAGTTGTGGGCGGTTGTCGATCTTGCCAGACTCAATCTCGGTGAACTCACCGATAATGTCTGCTTGGTATTGGCTAACCAGCTGGCGCTGTGACTCAAGGCCAAGGCCAGAGTGACCCTGCTTGGCGGTAGATACACGGTAGTAAGCAACGTATTTAGTCATGGTCATCACCTTAATATGTAATGCCACGTGTTGTAAAAAATGCAACAACCTGGTGGTTGTATTCGCCAGTGCTGAGTAATTCGCCAATGCTGCCTGTGAAGATTGAATCCCACTGGGACTCTGTCACACCCTTTTCGATGTACACAGTGGCATTTGCATTGTCATAGGCGCTGCCGATGATGTCTTGAACAATGTAGCGGTTGCTATTGCTCTTAATCTTTTTGGCCATCACTTGGAAGGCATCATATCTAAGGCTATTTGTCATGTTCGAACTCCTGTTTCTCGGTGGTTCACGATATCACTGTGATATCGCTTGGATGTATTCTAAACCCAAATAAACAAACTATTTTCTAGGTGTTTACCCTAATGCCAGTTTAGGCTGGTAGAACTAGCGTATATGATCGCTTGCATTGTGCAATCATCCTACATCAGACTATGAATAAGACACCCAAGCAGCCAATCTTTGTACGCATACGGCCAGAGACATTGATCATGCTAGATCGTGCCTGCAAGGCGCAAGCACGTAGCAGATCGCAGATGATTGATATGGTCTTGCAAGAGACGTTGACCAGGCAGTATGCGGATCTGAGTGTTCGTTTGAATAACTTAATAGGAGCGCAAGCATGACACCCAAAGAGGCAACCAAGCTGTTAGACATGGCCAAAGATGGTGATGAGATAGACGGTGAAGAGATCCCAGAAGAGGTAGTCACCGAGGCGCTAGAGTGGACAGACGATATCGAGGCATACGATCCACCGTGCGAGGCAGTCGAGGCCTGGGTAGAGAAGATGCGTAGGATTGGTGTACTGTGATCACCACCATGCTGACAATTGATTTAGGCACACGCACTGGCTGGGCAGCACTCACGCAGGGCAAGATTGTGCATGGATGGGTAGATCTCAAGCCTAAGCGCTTTGAAGGTGGCGGTATGCGCTTTCTCAGGTTTAAGCAGTGGCTCGGAGAAATTAAGAACAGCGTTGGTGATATCCAGGCGGTTTACTTTGAAGAGGTAAGGCGTCACCAGGGCGTGGATGCAGCTCACGTGTATGGTGGTTTGATGGCCACGCTAACTGCCTGGTGCGAACACCACCAGATCCCTTACAGCGGTGTGCCAGTTGGGACCATAAAGCTACACGCTACTGGCAAAGGCAATGCGAACAAAGACGCCATGGTGGCTGCCATGCAGGCCAAAGGTCACCCTGTTACTGATGATAACGAGGCCGATGCCCTGGCCATATTGCACTGGGCAATGGAGCAAGACAAATGAGAAAACCAATTGGCATCACGTACCCATTGAGCATTCTTACTGAGACACCAGAAGAGGCAGAAGTTTTCAGCTCTATGGAGCAAAGCTCGGTCAGGAAGATGGCCATACGCAACCCAAGCAAAGAGACAAAGCTGCTGATGGAAGTGGCGCTGCTGACTGACCTGGTGCGTGATCTCGCAGACCGTGTGCGCCAGCTGGAGGACAAGCAATGACAAACATTATTTTGATTTCCTTACTCGCATTCTTAGCTGGCCTTGTTGTGGCCATCATTGGCATAGCACTACTAGTATTTTGGAGTTACCAGGATGAATAAGACCAAGGATTACATAGCGCTGTACAGAGATGAGGACGGTGTTGTTGTCGGCAGCGAGACGGTTAACCATGAAGTCAGACAGTGGCTGGCCACCATCGAGGAACTAAAGCTGGCGCTGTACACCGAGATGCACAAGGTTGAGGACTACAGACAGCTGCTGGACGAGACACGCAAGATCACGCTAGAGCTGGCCAAGAAGATCAACCAGGGAGCTGGTCAATGAAGTGTCCTATCTGTAACGCATGGACGCTAATCAAAGACACACGCAAGCGGGAAAACAATATAACTGTCAGGCGGTATGAGTGTGGCAATCTGCACACTTTTAAGACCACCGAGCAGATCACCCAGATCCTGGACGCCACGCACATGGAGCAGTTGAAGTTGACCAGGATAGAGAACTTAGCCAAGGCCAGCAAGAGCAGGACAAGAGCGCCCAGGAAGTCTAAGAAGGCTAGTTATGCATGAGACACAAGTACATCTACAGGAAGGCAAGCAATGCGCCCTCACCCAGCCTGGAATGCTTGCTGATGGCGTGTGGCAGAGAGTTGTTAACGACTTGGGAAGTCTTGCGGGACAAGGCGTTGATAGACAAGCATCTAAGTCAGCTAGACGCTCTATATGGCGCAAACGCAGAGGCCAAGGTCA